TGGTCTTGGTTGGAGTCTGCACATTGAGTTGATACATGTCACCTTGAGGTTCAGCAGGGCCATTGTCTTGTCCAGGATACAAATCTTTTGTTATGCCTACACTAGTTGCATCATCACTGTAGGCTGCTGTCATCGGCATGCCGCATCCGGCCAATTCCACACCTTCCTTGGTTTCTTCTTTGTCATCCAAAGCATCATTCATGTCTTCTTCCTTGTTGCCGTCTTTGTCGACATCCAGGAAGTCAGGTTTCTTGTCTTTGGCTTCTACCACGTTCAGTCCTGCCAACTTGGACAAATTGGCTATCATATCATCGATGTTTTCCATCTGATTCTCCTCTTGCACGTTGGCATCTGATTGTTCGTTTGAAATTTCTTCTTGGGCAGCTTCTTCCATGCCCGGCAGCTTTGGCTGGCGTATCTCGTCGGAAATGCCTTGCATCTTTTGCAAAGCGGCTTGCATGTTTTCCCACCAGCTGCTGACCAGCTGTTCTTCGCCGGCATACTTGATCACATCATGTGCATGGTTGGCCAATGCTTCCATGCGCAGGTACATGTCGTCGAACTTGTCAGCCGCGGCCACAAGTCCGTCTGCTTCTTGGATTGACTTGCGTTCTCTCATTTGTTGGTCTTCCTTGGGCTGGCAAATGTCTCGGGCATGCCATATTTTTCTTGTTCTGATCCGCTGATAGGACTGCCTGACTTGACGTCTTTCAGTGGATCATGTTTGGCATCAGGTACCTTTGCAGCAAAGCTGAATTTGACTGCACGCTCTTTCTGAGCCTTGGCCAGTTCTTGCATGAAGCGGCTGTTGTATTCGTCACCAAACAGGGGTTCGATCTTGGGTGATTCTTCCGCTGTATAATCAGTTCCCATCTTGGCCACATATTCTTTTTCTGTACCATCGGCCAGATCGGCACGCTGATCTTGCTCGATAGGTTCGTTAGCTCCGCGTATTTTGATCTGATTCTCACTGATGCCAACAGCTTCGCCCAGTTCCATTGCCAACACACGTGGGCTGACTGGCAGCTTGGTCACTATGTCAACATACCATATTTCAACACCTCGGCTGCCCGGGAAATCGACGTTGTGGCTTTGTAGCATCAATTTGACAGGCTTGCTGACCTCTTGCACGTCATACTTGACCAAATGCTTTTCCATACGGTCCATGATCTGAGGCACTGGTTCAAGCGTCATCTTGACCCGGTAAGAATACTCGGGCTGGCTGTTGTAGATAAATTCGCGGAAACTTTTCATGGTTACATCACCTCTGATTTATTTATCTCCAATACGGCTTAGAGCTTAGAGCCTCAGGACTTTGAATCCAGGTTTTTTATAAGGTCCTTGATCAAAGTGCTACGATCCGCAGTAATAACTGCATCGATGGTAGGCGCGTTGCCGGCTGCTGTTCCGCTGTCGCGATCCAGACGCTCTTTCCTTAGCTGTAGTTCTACTATGCGCAGTTTTTTGTCCAATTTGGCAGTCTTGGCATCTACTGCGTTTTTTAACATGGTAGCTGCTACTTCAAATATCTTGCCTGAGTTGCGATCATCCATGTTGCTGCCAAGATGCATCAGCTGATCAAATGCTTCTTCTGCTTTGCTGGCCAGCTTGTCTAAGTCTGTATTGGCTTGCTCCATGCCTGCTACTTCAGTCAAGGCATTGTCAATGCGTTTGCTCATGTCTAAAGTGGTGCGCAGCGTGGTGATTTCAGCTTGGGTTTCTTCCGGCGTAGGCAAGTGTACCGCTTCTTCGGCTTGGTCTGAAAGGTTGAAAAGATTTTCTAGTTTTTTGTTCATCGCCTGTTCCTGGTTTTGCTGTCACTGCCCATGTTGTTATATATTTCAGTTTCGGTGATCACACGGAATTGCATGCCCATTTGTTTGCACCATGCACGAGCAGCTTCCCACTTGCACATGTTGAGCACCACTGCGGCTTTTTCTTGTTGCGAACGTGCTTTCTCGAGCACTGCTTGTCCTTTGGGCTTGATCTCTATCAACTCGGCGCGGCGTGTGCCTTCTTTGTCCTGATAAGTGATCAAGAAGTCTGGATAATAGAACGTGCTTTTGCCTGTGAATGGATTGCGATAAGGTATGCGCACACTTTCACTGGCCCAACCTACTATGGCCGGATGATTGTCGCAGAAGCGCATGAACGTGAGTTCCCATCCGCTGCGATATTTGGGTCTATTTGACCCGATGTATTTTTCTGGATTGGTGATCTGGTAGTAACCCTGTGTAAAATTGCGTGCCATATCAGAATATTATCGCTCTGTCAACATGACGCGGTATGGGTTCATCGCCTATCAGATCCAGCCTGCTGCTAGTAGCTCTGTTGCGATTGAGTGCATCAAGATACGGTTGAGTGAATCGCATGCCACTTAGTGACACGTTGTAGTTCCTGGCCTTGTCGTAGATTTCTCCCCATGTGTAGGATTCATCTTGTACCAACTTGAGAAATTCTTTTGCGATCAGCTGAGAACCAAATCGGTCGATGCCCTGCGCTTCTAGTTCGCATCGCAACACATCAAACCTGTTGATGTTGAGATATGAAACACCAGCTTTGTTGGTTTTGTTTGGATTCTCAAAGAAACCATTGTAACTCGTTGTAGTGAATATACCAAAGGACTCTTTGTTGTTACTTTCAACGACGGTAGAAACATAGCTGGACATCAGAAGATCCTCCGGATCACGTTTTCAAAGAATCTGCCAACTGAGCGTCCCGTTTCCAGGACACCACGTGCTACGTCTCCGGACACACCTTGTATGGCTGTGAAGTCGGTGGTACGAGGTTTACCAAAACCATATGATTCGTAGCGGAATGTCACTGTCCATGTCAACACAGAACCGCCGTCAGCATAATCCAATTGGTCTTGACTGATATCTACAATCTTAGGATTGTAAACTGTAATTGATTGTCCAGCGTCTGGCTGTGAGGCCATCTGTTTGGTAATAACAAGGTGACTTAGGAAGTTGTCATTCAGGGTTGATGTCAATGACTGGTCACCTAGATTGGCGCCATCCAGGATACCACCTTGCGCAAAGCCGGTCTTGGGCGAACGCACGCCAAACTCTGGTGCATATCCAGGACCTAGACCAAAAGGTGCACGCACGTTCTGTGCATTTTCCCAGTTCTTGAATTTGAAATTGAGATATGACTCAAGGAACTTCTGGAAGCCATTGTCTTTGGTATCATAAAAAGTCATGGTCAACGGTTCGTAGGAAACATGAGTGTTCACGTTCCTACGAATGTTGTATTGATTCAGGGTTTGAGTTTCTACGGTGATCCTGGGAAGATCTGTGGTCTTGATGTAGAACTCGGTTCTGCCTCCGAGTCCCAGTGAACTCCCAATCACACCGCCAGTTAGATTAGCAGTGGGACCGAATTCAACGGTCCACTGATAACGATTTCTTACTTGGTTAGACGAACCTGGTCCAAACGGATCAGCGAGATTATCGAATTGGATCAGGCCCTGACCGCCGGTATCAACCTTGGCCACGAGCCTTCTCCTTCAATTATGCGCCGTTAGCGGTTGCTGTTCCGACGTTTGCACGCCGCGCAGGTATGGACAGCTGGCTTGTGCCATTGACCTTATGATCAGCATTGTCATAACGGATCTGCATCGTGATGTTCACGACGTCGCTGGTAGAGTAATTGTTTTCACCATACTGGACGTTCTGCAAGAAGCATCCTGCCAAGGTCCATTCGTCTAGCACGATCGCAGGATCACCTGCAAAGTTGACATTGTTACCACCATCCAGGGCTTCGATCTTCATTACAAACTTGTAATTTCCGCCTGCAACGGTTGCGCTCTGAGCTGCATGGTTCAACTGACGCTGAAGCTGTGCTGCGATAGCACGATCGACAGAACCAGTGATGTCGTCTTTGACTGTCAATGTGATTGGATCCCAAGTGTGTTTACCAGCAAGGTAAATCTTTGAGTTATATACATCGACTGTGATTTCTTCGTGTGTTAGGTTGGGCTTGGTCACGCTGACCACTTGCGAAGTCAGTGTATTGGTGGCAGCAAGTCCGCCGAAGTTCAACAGCGTAACACGGAAACGATATGCCAGTTTTGGCATCAGGAGAGGAGAATCACTTCCTCCTCCTGACAGTTGCGGTACGCCGAAATTGATAACGGTGGCCATTTGGTATTCCTCCTGAATCTATGTTTATTTATACGGCTGGGTTCATTTTCATTTAGTATGCTTAGAATAGAGGCCTAATGACCTCTATTCTAACTAACCTTTAGGACGCTGTTGCTGTCAATGATCCGGTGTTGACCACACGTATTGGTATGTAGATGAATTCAGCAGCCTTAACAGGAGCTATCGCTACGTCAACATAGAGTTCGTTTCTATCAATCCTTGCTGGGGTGTTGTTGGTTTCGTCACACACCACCAAGAAGTCGTATAGTCCCCTCTTGCTGATAAGATCTGTCAAGAAGTCATCAAAACGGTTCTTGACCGTTGAACGTGTCTGGCGGTCGTTTGGTTCAAAAATGAACGGACGAGCCAGTGGCTCAAAACGTTCACGAAGATAGCAAACCAAGCGAGCCACGTTCACGCGATCGAGTGCACTATCAAATGGATGCAATGTCTTCTGTCCAAACACAAACAAGCCCTGTCCTGGGAAGTTGGTCATTGGGTTGATGCGGTTTTCGTAGAGACTGTCGCGCATGCCTTGGTTCAGTGCCAATGGAACGAATTCGTTCTCAAGATTCACAAAACCAAAGTTAGCCACGTTAGACACAAGACCTCTCTGCAGACCAGCTGGAGCGAACCAAGGATAAGCCACTTGGTCGTTGTAGGCATAGGTGCGCAGCACAGCATGTGAAGCTGGAACCACGACGTCGTTACCATCTAGGTCTGATGTCAAGCAGTTTGGATAGTAGACTGCTACGTTGGTGTTGCGTGTCACTAGGCCATCTTCGCCGTTGCTGCCAGCAGCAGGGCTGGTTCCTGTTGCCCATGTCTGGACAGCAGTTCCACGTCCTTGCAATCTCAATGGGCTGTCGCCTACGATGAATGCAGTTTCCTTGCGGTTGACATTGAGTTCGATCATCTCGTCGATGGTCTCAGGATATCCTGGGCAAGCAATCAGGCTGAAGTTTACTGTTTCGTCGACCAGTTCCTCAACTCTCAGTGCAGCTTGCAGGCGCTTGACGACCACACGACGCTGAGCCTTGCGCATCATGTAAGGTGCACCAGCTCTGGATCCTGCATCGTAGTTGCCTGATTCAGTCTGCCAGTAGTCGCCGGCTGCGTTGTAACGCTTGACGTTACCGGTAGAAATGATAGCGTTCCAGCACAGGATACCTGTTGGGTAGAACAATGGATCTGGTGCATCTGTGTCAACCAATGTAGCTGCACCGCCATTGCTGGTATCAGCCGCTGTAGTTGTTAGGTCAGCAAACACCACGCCGTTTGGTGTGGTCTGGTCTGCATTGTCACGCAGCAACCATTCTGAACCATCGAATTCATAAATCTCAGGATAGTTTTCTAGGTCATCAGTGTCAACCCAAACATCACCAACTGAAGGACCAGCTGGAGCATCTGTTGACAATGTCACGCTAGACACTGGTTCCCAACCTATTGCAGTCTTCCTGTATAGGTCCACTTCCAACTCATCATTGAACCATAGGGTACCGTCGGTTGTGGCACCAACTGGTTCAGTTGAGCTGGCTTCGTAATCCAGATCCTGCCATCCAGTTGAGGTATAAACACGCAAGGTAAATCCTGTACCGCCTGCGTTGGTCTTGGCATACACACGATTGATCACGTCCTGACCATTGGTATCGGCAGTGGTATCATCTGGGAAAGTAAGAATAGTTGACTGTACCGTCACGAATGTTCCTACTACCTGTCCTGTAGCCACAATATACTTCTTGAGCGCAGGTAAGAAACCACGATTTGGAGATGTGGTCTTGAACCAGAGTTGACCGGCAGCGGTCGCATTTGGAATAGAATAGTGAGGAGCGACTGTCACACCTGTGGTCACTGCTCCCCAAGCACCAGCAGACTTGGACCAGATCATATTGGCGTTGGACTGTGTGACCCAAGCATATTGGCCGTTGGCGCCAAAAGTTGCAGCAGGCTTGAAACCAAATGTTGCGTCAACCACCACGTTACTGGCGGCTGGTACCAGGAGATCAACTTCTTCCCAGTTGCTAAAAGCAGCACCTGTGCCCAGGCTGACAAACAAACCATAACGGCTAGAAGCTAGGTCTAACCAATAAGTACCGGTGGCTGGTTGAGATGATGGTTCGGTTGCAGTTGACTCCAACTGAGACATGTCAAGATCTGCGCGGATCACATAAGCTCTGTTGGCCAAGCCAAGGAAGCTGTATGCAGCGTAAAGTCCGTATTCGTTGGTTTCGTAACCGTGTATTGGCGTGCCATCAACGATCTTGAAGTTGGGCTTGCCGTAGCGTAGGAGCAGATCGCGCTGGCTTGTCAAAAGATCAAGCGTGCCTGCTATGGTTGTGCCAGCCGCGATGGTTGATCCATCGGAACTGAATTTGTTATCGGCTGTAGCGATAGCGATCAACGGTACAGTACCGTTACCGGCACTGACGAAAATACTTTCGTCGGTGACGCTTATCGATACGCCGGGTGATGTCAAAGTTGCCATGTTCTAATCTCCTGAGGTGGTGGCTTTTCAGCTGCATTTATTTAGCTGCTACCCAGGAAAATGGGCGGTATTTACCGTAGATGGCGATTTTCGTTATCTGAGGTGCACCTCATGTCAATGAATTTAGCCTGCTATAAAGCTCGTCTACTGTAGAATCGTTTGAGATAACATGATCGAATTCTGTACCTGTCCAGGCTGTTTCGCTGGCATGGACGCCCATATCATTGAGCAGTATTTGATCTGACATGTTTCCTGAGTTTGCACCCAATGCCAGATCATACCACTCAGGTAAAGGCCCTCGTTGTATCCATATAACCGTACCACCTGTTGACTTGATCGCAGCGATCTCGTTGGGGAAGCGGCAGTCAGATATGACGATGCTGTGTTTTGCATTGCGCAAACGTGCTTCTAGACTTGCTATCCAGATATCATCATGGAAGCTTCTGCGGCATACTTCTGTGCCCCAATACTGTAGCACCCAACGAGGAGTAAGTGCAGGCATGTGTAGTCGCTCTGCCCACCAAACATCCACTTGTTCGCGCCATTCACGAGCTTGCTTGGTACGGCCTTCCAGCAGTTCTCGATCCCAGCCAAACACGACTGCTACTGCATCCTTGAGGGATGCAGCAAAGGACTCTCTCTTGAAGCCATGAAAATTGACAAGATAGTCTGCGGCGGTGTCCTTGCCTGATCCAATAAAACCGCAAATTCCGATGATTTTTTGCATGCTTTAATGTAGCATGCCGGCAGCCACAAAGTCAACCAATGACTATGCCAAGAGGACGTCCACCTTCTTCATACAAGCCAAGAGATTGTTCCAGCTTTTCAAGTTCGGCCATGGCTTCGTTCTTGAGATTGTCTCCATTAAGGCTGCTGCCTCCTTGCGGACCTGCTATGGTGGAGAACTTGCTACGTGCTTCGCCCAGCATCATCTTGCTGTGTGCTGTAGCATAGTCCTTGATCCAGCCGCCGGCATACACATCATTGAACAAGACAGATTCAGGACGGAAGTTGTAGGTCTGTATGATGATAGAATCTGCGGCCCGCTGATAGCGATGCAGGCGCAGGCGTTTTTCTGGTTCGTACCAATCAAACAAGAGTTCGTTGCCAAACATCCTGCCCAGCAGCTCGCGATACTGGCTGTAGATCTCAAAGTTCAAGAGGCTGCCAGAACCTGTGCTTTGCAGGATATATGCGTTGATGTAGGCTGCACCAAATGGTTCAAATTCAACACCGCTGTTGATGCCGCCAGCACCTCTGCGGAAAAGATAACGTACCTGGATCACTTCCTGTGGCAGATAATACACATCCTGGCTTTGACTAAGATCAAGGACCATGTAGCTTTCCTCAACTGAGTTTGAGCTGCGCTGGCGATATTTTGAAAGTGCTCTGTTAATGGCCACGTCATAGTGATCGCGATCCAATTCAACATCCACCATTCCGCCGCCAAGCCTGAGCTCGATCTCTTTGATGATGTCATTGCGTGTAGTTGCCATAGAAAAAGCCTCCGATAGTATTTACCTACCGGAGGCTCAGGGTGATCAGGGCTGTGTTACTTGTAGGCTCGTAGCAGTATAGTATGCTCGTTGGTGCGACCGTTCAGCTTGATCTCAGTGCTCTTGATACCCGAGAACCATTTGCGAGCAGCAGGCTTGCCCATGGCCAGGAATTCTTTGAGCTGCGTCTCGGGCTTGCGCAAGGTCTTCTGCTT